TGCGTCCCCCGATCTTGGTGAAGTCGGAGACGGCAGCCTTGTAGTCGTGACCGTAGGCGAACAGGTAAAGGTCCTGACGATCAGTCGAGTCACGGTCGGCGACCCAATATTTCCAATCGGAATCGACCGGCACGAATACCTGCCTGTCAGACTCGTCGATGATCGCCCATCCGTCACGCGAGGCGACTCCCTTGTCATACGGTTCCTTGGTCTTGACACCGTCACAACCGTCCAACGTCCTCGTCGTTCCGAGCAAATTGCCGCTGTCATCCATCCCCGGATGCCAAGTCACTGTCCTAAAGCCTTTTCTGGCAGCAGGATCCACCATTCGGAATGTCACATTCAAATTATTCTCATCGAATTTGTCATTTCCCGAATATGTCAGCGTGATGTCCTGAGTTTTGATTGTCAGCTTCTTGCCGGACCTTTTCACTGTGTAAACCGAAACAGGCAGTTTTCTGTTGACCACACCGAGGGTAGCCCTGTCCTCGAACTTTCCGTCAGCAGCCCACTCCATTCGCAACAGCCGGCTCTCCAGCACCGTGAACCTTGCGTTGCCCGAAACGACAACCGCCTTTGAATCAGCCACCGGATCATCCCCGGCACCCTGCGCCGAAGCCGAAAACGCCGTCACAACGCACAACGCGCAGACAGCCAAATCTTTCATTATGACACGTCTCATAGCCTGTATGAATATTACAGTACAAATATATTCAAAAAAAACGGGCACTGATTGCTCAATGTCCGTGTTAGTAGCGGGGGAAGGACATTTCACGGGGGAATTCGGACACTCTCACCCCCAACTGAAAGCCGTCCAGGGCAGGCGAACCGGGGCGTTTGGCGCAAATTTGGCGCACGCCACGGCTCCTTCCGGACGTTTTCCTTCCACCAATATGCTTATCGTTTTGCATTAATCTTTTAATGTTTCCAAAATTTTGTTATGTTTGCAGAAAAGATCTATATGAGAAAGTATTTCGAAATAGACTCAAAAGAGTTTCCTCCCAAACTTGTGGATCTGGCTTATGAAGAGGCGAGGGCCGCACTCAGGAACGACTTCGATGCCATAGCCAAGACCCAGCAGCAGGTTCAGACTTTTTTGGGATGGTATCTGGCTGCCATCGTTTCCCTCATCGGCATCCTTGTCGGAACATTGGCCAGTCAAGAAGGATCATTGCTCGTGATGCTGATGACCGCTTACGGCATAGTGGCATTATCTGTTCCCGCCGCACAGATGTGGTTTGGCGTCCTGTACAATGTCACGGTTTATCCTGAAGGAGGCGAACCGAGTGTGTTGCTATCCGAGGAAGCCTTGGACTGGCTGAACGGATATCCCAAAGGCGAACAGGCACACTTCCGGAAACTTGCATATCTCGTGGACCTTGATGAGAGGCATAAGAAGAATACCGAGCTGAGGAGAAGGATGTGTTCCGCCTATCGGGTCGGGTTGACTATGACCTTAGCCGGAATAGCGTTAGGACTGGTTCTTCTCATCGGCCTGTGCATATTCATCTTTTAACCGGAACATCATTCAACTCCGATGGCGGCGCAGGTGGAGGCAGTGTCGGAACCGGCTGGTTCTTCGGTGAGGATGCCGGGATTTTGCCTGATTGATAATTTTCTTTACTCATAGTCGTTATTGTGTGTTAATCCTAAACTTGGGCTATAGACAAGTTTTATATCTATGTTAATTGTTGTAACATCAGGGAAAGGCCACGCCGGGAGGTGGGGCCTTTCTTATTGTTTTTCGAGGATGGAGAGGAGACGGCCTATCTGGGCGTCCTTCTCCTTGATCTGGGCGTCCTTCTCCTTGATCTGGGCGTCCTTCTCCTTGATCTGGGCGTCCTTCTCCTTGATGCGTTCGTCGAGGAGCTCGATCTGGGCTCTGAGGACATCGGGGCTGTCGGAATAATATTGGCGGTTGTCGATGTTACCGATAGTCTGCTTGTTGTTATTACCAACAACAGCGGCAATGTTACCATCACCTATACTATTGGAACCAGCATTCAGCATATTTCCCTCCCCTGTCAAAAGCCACTGAATATTCAAGTCAGGGAAATTCTGAGCAATGCTTGCAACCTTATCGGGCTGCAAACTCTTTCGCATCGAAGCGATAAAAGACGTTGACACTCCGATAATTCTACCGAACTCTGATTTGTTGATGCGTTTGAAGGCCAGGTAACTGGTTAACCTTTCCTTTACAGTTGTATTCTCCATAATATTACTTTTTTCAAAAAATATTGCTTGCAATGCTTGAATATTTCAAAGCATTGCTTATATTTGCAGTGTAAACACAAACGCAATACAAATGCAATACAGCATTAAATGAGCGAAGATAACAATAAAATATTCAGAAAACAAATGAGTTATGAGCGTAGAAGATCGAATGGAAAGGACAACGGTGGGCATCTGGAGGGTGCTTGCGGTGGTGATCGCGGTGGCGTTGATGGTGAACGCGGTGCAGGCGGTTGCGGGGAAGGCGGAGTTCGCGTGGTGGCACCTGGGGACGCTGGGGATAGCGCTGAGCTTCGGGGAGGCAACACAGGCCATCGGAAGGCTAAAGGCGGTCGCAAGGCTTTTGAGGCTGCGATGGCGTGGCTGTTCAATCCGGAAAGCAATCCGGACGCGTGGATGCTGAGCGGGGTGGTCACCAGGGACTGGGCTGGCAGTTACATTCGTTAATATTCTTTGGGTATGGAAAGAGATAGTGTCAATAGGGATAAGTTCAGCGACCTGATGGCCAAGCATCATATGGATGCCGGAGTGAACATTGTCAGAATTTGGAATAAGACGCAGGAAGGAGAGGACATAAGGCCGCTTGCGAGGGAGTTCATAGCTGACAGGTTGGAACAATGCGTGACGGCTTGGGAGTGCGCTGCCGGTGTGTGGAGACTTGACAAGGTTGGGATGCCGGAGCGTGATCCCGGGAAGTGGAACTGGGATGAGCTTGTGAAATTCATTATGGTGACGCTTGAGGAGGATGTGGTCTGATATGTTGGTTCATTACATTGTGGAAGGTGTGTTGCTGGTCGGTGTGGTTGCGCTGTACTGGTGGGCGTTCAAGGAGGAATTCAAGGATGATGACACATAGGTCTTGGCAAATCCATCAACGAGGCCCTGAGATGACCGACCAAGCGTAGCGCCGCGAGGCGTGAACAATTCCGCGATGCTCCGTGGGGAGCGACTTAAAAGCGAGTAGGCACAAATAACCTTTTTTGTCGAAAATCATAAGTTTTAGTCATTACCGGTTCGAGTCCGGCGCGGGATCTCAGTTTTATCAATTCAATTACGGCGTTAAGGAGCGTCGGGCGGTGAGAGACCGTATGTTTAGTTAGTGTTGAGTTAAGTAAGTTTGACAGCCGGGAAAGACCGGCAACTCCCCGGAAAGGGCAGGATATGGGTCCCTGCCGGCACGTAGGCAGACTTGCGTAGGATGTAAAGCCCAGGAGGGCGGGGTCTGCTCCGAAAGCGTCGCGCGATGTGAGCGGTTCGATTCCGCTCCCGGGGGCGAAATTGGTTAATCAGTAATATTATGAGCTCAATAGCACGAAAGATTCAGAACAGGTTGGCGCGGAAGACGGTCAACGGGATAATCAAATCACCAGCGGTGACGAAGACAGGAAAAGGCAAGAGGTACAGAGTGCAGTGGATACAAAAACTCACCGCGGCCAGACACTGCGGTGAATTGCCTGAAAAGCAGATAAGACACGACAACTGGAACTGATCCGGAATATGTCGGGCAAGATCATTCGGGAGACTTTCCGGCAAGAGTTAGGATCGCCCGGTTGATGAACTCGGTCTTGTTGCCCTGATAGGAGGAGAGAAACGCGTCAACCTCGGGGGTGGACTGGAAGGTGTAGGACTTTCCGTGGGGCTTGGACTTGCGGCCGGCACCGGAACGGGCACCGCCCCAGGACGCGGACTCGGAAGGAGTTTGTGAAGATGACAGATTTTTGTTTTGCATACAAAATGTGTTAAATTTGCGGAAGACAGCCAAACGAGAGGGGATGTTTCGGATCCCCTCCCTCGGAAAACTAAAGTGTAACCTCTACAAGTGTTATCACTATTTTCCAAATTCTGATTTTAAGAACTTCGACTCTCATATTTTCAGAAGTTTGGCTGTTTTTTCTTACTCCCTTTCAAGCGTTTCAGATTCCTCTTTCGCGGCTCTCCCTGAACCGCAATACAAAGGTACGCATTTATTTTGAATTACACAATTATTTTTCAAGATATTTTCAATTTATTTTGTTAATTTTCAATGACTAAAGAGTTTCTTTTGACAACACTTGGAATAAATGACACGAGGCTGATTCCGGAGGCTTTGATGACGGTTCTGTTCGGGGATCCAGTCAACAGACAGAAGTTCTACAGGGCAATGCTTGAGGCGAATGACTTCGCGATGGACAGGGAATGGTTCCAACCCATCTACGAAGCGGAGCTAAGCGAGCGCGGTCAGAAAAAGCAGGACTTTACTCCGGCGGCCGCTTCGCAGCTGGCTGCGATGATCACCGACAACGGTGCACGCAGACAAGGGATTCTGGAGCCGACCGCCGGAAACGGCTCGATGATCATAGCCAAATGGTGGGAACTATGCCGAAAGCGGATTCCGTTCGACTATTACCCGAACGACAATCCGGTCGAGTGTTGGGAACTTTCGGACAGATCGATACCGATACTCCTTTTCAACTTGTCGGTCAGGGGAATGGTTGGGGATGTCTATCACGGGGATGTTCTGGAGCAGCGGGTTATAGCGCATTACCGGCTGATCAACAAGCGGAATGACGCGCTTGGATTTTCGGAAATATTCAAATTATCATAGTTATGAGCACAATTAACGAAGAATACGAGCATTGGTTCAAAAACAAGGAGTATATGGTCAGAGACTCGACGCTGGCAGCGTATGACTTGATGTACAGGAATCATATCAAAAATGATGAGATTGCGAATATGGAAATAAAAGACATACGCTCCAGACATCTTCAGAATATGATAGGTCGGCTCCATCAAACCGGACTTAGCACAAAATCCATAAAGGACATTATAGTCCTTGTCAAAATGATAATGGGATGGTTTTTGGACGGCTTAGATTTCTACCTGCCAAAATTCAATTTACAATATCCTCGCGAAGAAGGCGCAATGAAAGAACTAGAGACATACTCTCCGGAAGAATTGAGACGCCTTGCTGGATACATCATGGAGCATCCGTCCTACGAGGGAATCGCCATCCTGATCACAATGATGACCGGACTACGGATCGGGGAGGTCTGCGGGCTGAAATGGAGGAACGTTGACCCTAAAGAAAAAACGATCACTGTCGATTGCACAATTGCAAGAGTGTATATTCCAAAGACATTCGGCAGCACGGGCGAAAAAAAGTCATACGTTCGGGAAGGGATACCAAAGACCAGATCCAGCAACCGATGCATCCCCATTACGGCACAGCTCGCAAAGTGTCTCGCGAAAGTAAGGGGAATAATGCCTGACAATTTTTACATCGCAAGCGGAACAGAAAAGTGCACAGAGCCAAGAACCTTTCGGCATCACTTTAATAACCTTTGCAAAAAAGCTGGGGTAAGAATAATCAAATTCCACGGCCTAAGACACTCGTTCGCGACAAATATGATCCGAGGTGGAGCGGACATCGCCAGCGTGTCGAGAATATTGGGGCACTCGGATATATCCACAACTCTGGATATCTATACCCACGCCAGTATGGACTCTAAGAGGGAGGCAATAAAAATCATAAGCAAAGGGCTGAAACTATTAGACTGAAATCAATAATATTCATTAGATATGGCAATCAAAGAGATTTGGGAGACCGCGGGCCAGAAACAGCGGAATGATTTGTTGACGTTGATCGTGATGGATGGGGTATCGTACCCAACGGCATATTCCTGGTGCAACGGGGCGAGGCGGCCTAAGCCGCTCTATCAGGAGAACATCAGGAAGTACGTCAAGGATGTCTTCGGGGTCGAGGAGTCCGTGGAGGAGTTGTTTCCTGAAAAGCGGTAGGCTATGTACGCCGACAAGGATTCAAGAGGCCTGATCTCGGTGTTCGAGATGGACAGGCCGGAATGGTCGGCACTGCGCGGGGCGTGCCAGATGGCCGTGCAGCTTTGGGAAGTCCAGTTGATGGAGTTCGCAGGGCTTGATCCGGCACGGATGCAGACTTGGGAGATCCAGCGCAAATGCTACCTTGAGCAAAGCATCGGCATCGCAAGGAAGCTGATTTTCGAGATAGACCAGGCTAACGAGAGAGTGGACGATGATTCCTGCAAAAGGATATTCGAGAGTGCGGACAATGGCCAGGCCATAGATTTATTTGACTTATGATCCCTGACTATGTAAAAGATCAGATCAAGGAGAGGGACATCGTCTCGATCATCCAGGACGAGGGAGTGGAGCTCAAGCGAGAAGGCAGCCACTACAAATGCTGTTGCCCTTTCCACGGGGAGAAGACTCCTTCGTTCGTGGTGACACCATCGAGGAATATGTACCACTGCTTCGGGTGCGGACGTACCGGCGACGCCATCAGCTTTGTGATGGAGAGGCGCGGGATGACGTTCTACGAGGCGGTGGAGCATCTTGCCGGACGGTTGGGAATCGACTACGAGAAGAAGGAGCCTACACCGGAGGAGAAGGCGGCGGAGTTCCGACGGTCGCAACTGATGACGGTGAACAAGCTGGCCTCCGAGTGGTTCATCCAACGGTACAAGGAATCACCTGGAGCCAAGGAATATGTCCTGAAGAAGCGCGGGATCAAAGCCGAGACCGCCGAGCTGTTCTGCATCGGCTACGCTCCAGAGAAAGGAGGCCTGAAACAGTACCTGACGGGACTTGGATGGAAGGAGGACGTGCTGCTTGCGGCAGGACTGGTCAAGAGGAACGAGAACACCGGGCAGGTCTATGACTCGTTCAGGCACAGGATAATGTTTCCGGTGTTCTGGACAAGCGGCTACATAGCGGGTTTTTCCGGACGGTACATCGGTGACAAGCCGGGCGTTCCCAAGTACCTGAACACCGGGGAGACCGAACTGTACAAGAAGAAGGGAATCCTTTTCGGGTGGCTCCAGGCGAATATGCAGATCTACGCCACGAAGCAGGCTTACCTTGTCGAGGGCAATCTGGACGTATGCCGGTTGCACGAGATCGGGGTGAAGAATGCCGTGGCTCCGTGCGGAACGGCTTTGACTCAGGACCAGATCGACCTGCTGAAATCCAGGGCCGAAAGGGTCACGATCATCGGGGACACAGACGAGGCCGGTATCGAGGCGGTCCAGAAGAACGCCAAGCTGATGACGGAGGCGGGGCTTTCGGTCAGTGTGATGGAGTTGCCGCCGGAGCTTGGCAAGGATGCTGATGAGTTCTTCCGGACACATCAGCACGAATTTGACGAATGCAACCTCCAGAGGACGAACGATTATATTCCTTGGATCTGCAAGAGATGGATGGAAGCAGCCGCTTCGCAGACGGAGAAGGCCGCCGTGATCACCGAGGTCTGCAAGCTGCTGGCCAAGGTGCCGGACCAGAGCACGGCTGATATGTACCGGGAGACCTTCACGAAGGCCTATAAGTTCGGAAGGATCTGGAACCAGGAATATTTCAAGGCCAAGAATGATCAGGAGCGGGCGGAGGCGAAAGAGGACGGAACCAAGGAGATGCTCCAGAACTATGGCTTCTACGTCAAGAACAACTGTTACTATGGGGCTTCAAGATCCGGGAACGATGTGAGATGGAGCAACTTCACGATGACCCCGATCCTGCACATCCGGGACGAGAAGAACGCCAGAAGAATATTCACGCTGCGGAACGTCAAGATGCAGGAGGCGGTGGTGAAGCTGAACCAGAGCGAGCTCGTGTCGTTCACGGATTTCAAGACTCGTGTCGAGACGGCCGGGAACTATGTCTGGGAGGCAACGGCCAACGAGCTTACCTCACTGAAGAAGTTCCTCTATGACGGCACGCCTTCGGCTGATGAGATCAAGCAGCTGGGGTGGCAGAAGAAGTGGGGCTTCTATGCCTGGGGCAACGGCGGCCTTGACAACGGCACGTTCAAGCCGGTGGACAAGTACGGAATCATCGACATCAAGGGTCAGAAGTTCTATCTTCCTGGTTGCGCGCTGGACACTCGTGACAACACTCAGGGCTACCAGCTGGCAAGGAAGTTCGTCTATACAGAGACCAACACCATCACGCTGCGGGAATATTCAGAGAAGCTGATCACGGTGTTCGGGGACAACGCCAAGGTGGCGCTTTGCTTCCTGTTCGCGTCGTTGTTCAAGGATGTGGTGACATCTGTGACCACTTCATTTCCAATCTTGGATCTGTTCGGCCCGAAAGGAACCGGCAAGTCGGAGCTTGGGCATTCGCTGACCTCCTTCTTTGTCACCGGCAACATCGCGCCAAACATCAACAACACGACCAAGGCGGCTCTTGCCGAGGCGGTGGCGGAGGTCAGCAACGCGGTGGTGCATCTTGATGAATATAAGAACAATCTTGACCTGGAGAAGCGTGAGTTTCTGAAAGGAATATGGGACGGTGCGGGACGTTCGAGGATGAATATGGACAACGACAAGAGGCGTGAGACCACGGCTGTGGACTGCGGGGTTGTGATGAGCGGTCAGGAGATGCCGACCGCTGACATCGCGTTGTTCAACCGTCTGGTTTTCCTGACGTTCAGCAAGACCACGTTCAGTGATCAGGAGAAGCGGAACTACGAGAATCTGAAACTTGTCGAGAAGCGTGGGCTTACGCATCTGACGAACCAGCTGTTGCAGTTGCGTTCCAAGTTCCAGACGGATTTCAGGAGAGTTTGGGATGAGACGTTGTCGGATATGAATGACAGGGTGCGGTCGTACAATGTCGAGGACAGGACACTGAGGAACTGGGCAATCCTGCTTGCGGCCTATCGGACTTTGAGGACGGACATCGATGTGCCGTTTGACAGCGAGGAGATATTCAAGCTTTGCTGCAAGGGTTGTGTGGATCAGAACCAGAAGACTAAGCAGAACAACGAGCTTTCGGGCTTCTGGGAGATTGTGGAGAATCTGGTGGCATCCGGGCAGGCGTACATCAACATCGACTATAAGCTTTGCGCCGGGGACCGTCCGTTCGCCATCAAGGAGTCGGATGTTCCGTTCGAGCCAAAGCACGGGGTGCGGTACATCTATCTGGCTTTCCAGCGGCTTTCGGCTCTCTATATGAAGGAGGGCAAGGATGTGAACGGGAAGGTGATTCCGAGGGATTCGCTGAAGTATTATCTGGAGCATTCGCCGGAGTTCATCGGGACGGCCAAGTCTATGCGGTTCAAACTTCTGGAGAACAAGACCTACGTGTCGAGTAATCCGGAGACCGGCAAGAGCCGCGTGACCACGGCGATGGTCTTTGACTATGACGCGCTCAAGGTCAATTACGGGATCGATCTGGACATCTCAACGGACACGCTGGAGATCGGGGACAACCGCACGGCGGCCAGCACTCCCCCACCGGTCGCTGAGCCTGCCGAAGCGCCTGATGCCGAACTTTGGGAGGAGTGATGGAAGATCTTCGGAGATATATTCTTTACACCAAGGAGCAGGAGGCGGCGTTCCGGAATCGGTACGCCAATGTGATAGCGGCCAGAAGGAGGGTCTATGTGAAGTGGCTGCGGAGTCTCCCTCTTCTGGAATGGGTTGACTATCTCGTTCAGGTCTCCCCTCGTGACTACGAAGCCATCATCGGTCTGATCTGCATCTGCCATCAGGAACGCCTTGTCAGCATTACTTTCAGCCCCGATTACCGCCGAATCCGCCGCGATCCAGACACGGACGAGGAGCTGAAAGCCGTGTTCGGGAAGAAATGTAATTTTTGAAGAAATGCTTGGATATTCGGAAATGTTCGTTACCTTTGCTGTGCACTACATATTGAATGGTTCTCTATTGCGGTAGAAGTTTTTCCCCGTTATAGACTACCGAACATATTTTTAAGGGAAATTTTCGCCCTCCGTATGGTCGTCACTGGTGAAAACCGTGGCTGTACTTGCCGCAAGGCTTCAGTATGTAGTGCAGACCTTAGCGGAGGGTTATTTTTAATTAGTTATGCACTACACTAATTCAAACATCGCGGCTGGAGTCACCGCTGACAATCACAGACTCGGAGCGGACACGTTCATCATCGACACAAGAATGGAATTATTCCAAATTGCAGACAGATTCGCGGAATGGGAAAGGCAGATGTATGATCGGAAAGAAGGACTGATGGACGGACGGCTCGACAAGGAGATCAAGTCGATGAACGCCGCGTTCTACCAGCTGGACGAAGCACTGCGAAAAATCCTGAACGAGGAGTTGGAGTTCGACATCATCGGTCAGGCCTTGAAGAGAAGCGGAGCGGCAGAAAAGATTGAAAAAGAGTGAATTATTTAGAAAATTCCTTCTCAAATATTTGCATAGTACGAAATTTTATACTATCTTTGTATCAACAAAAACAGATGAGATATGAAGAAGTTAAACGAAAAAGAGAAGGACCTGATTGAGGCAATCAGAAACTTCAAGGCCGCAAGAGGGTGGATGGAGAACAAGGCCGAGTTCGAATGGGAAATCCACCGACTACTCAACGAGCTGATGTACGGAGAATGAAAAAACGGAGGCCTTCGGGCCTCCCTTAAAAACACAATGATATGGAAGGCACAAGAATCAAACGGGAAAACATAGAGGTGTTCTTGGACATCAATCTTGGCAGACTCGCAAAGAACTACTTACAGAAATCGCCATCTTGGTTATACCATAAACTTGACGGGCGGGACGGCAATGGCAAGGAAACAGACTTCACTCCAGAAGAGCTCCAGCAGTTGAAAGGCGCACTTTGCGACCTTGCCGACAGAATACGGCGTGCGGCCGACAACCTCTAAGTCTCCACCTTTCTGTTAACTTCAACAGATCTTATTTGTTTTGACAAAATGGCCGTCAGGAGACGCGGCCGGAGCGGCATCCTTTCGGGTGCCGCTTTTTTTGCGTAAACACATTCACAATACAAACGCAATACAAATTTTCCGGAAACGATTGGATGTTAAGGAAAGAATGACGATATTTGCGACTGCAATGAATAAGGACACCACTGTTCTTACACCTCCTTTCCTGGAAGGGAACTAATCCTCCTCCAAAGAAGGACAAACGCTCGGCATTATCCCAGATGTCGGGCGTTTTCTCGCTAAGGCGAGCAATATGGCTTTTCCCACGAGCCACAGGGGAAAAGGGGGTGTAAGAATAGTGGAAAACAAAAATTCATTGCAGATAAACGAAACGCCAGACGGTCACTACATCTTTTGCAGATACATAGTGAAGAACGGCAGGAAGATATTTCCTAAGCGTAGCCGCGCTTTCAGGATCTGGGTAAGTCGTAGGGAGCGACTGGCCAAGTAGTTTATGGGTGGTGCGATGGGAGGCATCACCCTTTTTATAACAAAATAAATGTAAAATTTCTATCGAATGATTTTGTATTTAATAGAAATATTACTACCTTTGCGACACCAAACAATATGCGATATGAAGTATGATGAATTTCACGATCTTGTCAAGGCGAACGGATGGGAAAGGCTAAGGCAGTCCGGAAGCCACGTGATCTACAGAAAGGGAAGCCGGACTTACCCTGTTCCCTACCACAAAGGGAAAGAGTTGGGCAAGGGTCTTGAAAACAAGATGAAAAAGGATATGGGGCTGAGATAAGCCCCATATCACAACGATAAAAGAATTGAATTATGGTTATAGAAGCGGTTATCGAAAGAGCAACGGACGGAACTTTCAACGTCTATTGCAGCAAGGAAATATTCTCTGGCGCTGGAGCCACCATCGAGGAGGCAAAGGCTGATATGATGCAGCAGATCAAGTTCTACAAGGAGACGGCTATCGCAGAAGGGTTCAAGTACCCAGCTTTCCTTGACGGGGAATATTCATTCTCCTACAAGATTGACGCGGTCTCGCTGATGCAGTATTATGTCAATTCCGGCATACTCTCATTGGCCGGTCTCGAAAAGATCACCGGCATCAACCAAAAACAGCTTTGGGGATACATCAATGGAACCAAGCCACGGAAGGCTCAAGAAGAAAGAATCGAATCCGGATTCCGTGCGCTGGACAAAGACCTGAACGCCATATTCGCGTAATTGTTTGGTAGCATTACTTAGTATGGTGCGGCCCTGGGAGTTTCTTCCAGGGCTTTTCTTTTGGATAAGGGCCAATGAAGAGGGTTAATCTTCGTCCGCCCTTACGATTTTTATTGGAGGAAAGTGGGTGGAATGGGGATTTCAAAGGGCCAAAGCGAAAACCATAAGCAAAAAGAGTGGATTTGCTTACGATTTTCACCAAGAGGGTGATTTTCGGGGGAAATGGGGAAAATGAGGAAAATCGGAGTGGTTGTGCCAAATTTTGGCACAAATAGGATAACTATTTTCACATATATTCAAATAGAACAAAAGTTTATCTTGTGCTATCTATTGTAGTTCTTCAATAAATTACGTAAATTAGTGAAAAATTATTTTGCTGAGGAAACGAAAAACCCCAACTACACTAACTACACTAACTACACTTGAAGTAAATGAATGAATATTAACGAAATAAGGTGTAGTTGCGGTGTAGTTGAAGAACTACACTCCAACTACATTCAACTACACTTGGGCAGTCTCCAACTACACTAACTACACATTTTCGAGGGTCAACTACACCTCGTTTTTGGTTAACTCATTGAAAATCAAACATAGCTTCAAGTGTAGTTGGTGTAGTTGCTGTTTTTGCGAAAAATGTGGCTATAATATTTGATGAACTGTGAAATGCTTGATGTCAAATTGAAAGTGGATTCGCCGATGATGGCGGATTATCTGGCTTACCTGTTCCCGCCTGACAGTCCGGGCGGGCCTCTGAAAGTCTATGCCCGAAACAGCATAGGCAGGCTTCTCGTGGCTCATTGCAAGGTGGCGGAGGGTCCGGTGGCTCTGGAAGGCGACAAGGTCGTGGATCTGGAGTTGCCAAGCGACATCGCCACGGCTCCTATGAGGGATAAGTTCCTTTATTATGACAAGTACAGCACGGTGGCGTTGAATATGGCGATCAACGCCTTCTTTGACATCGAGTTCAAGCAGTACTACCTTGCCGGCTACGAGCTCGGAGTCCAGAAGAAGGACATAGTCACTGCGTTCATCGTGTCGAGGGGATTGTTCAGCACCGACTATTTCGACGCGCTGCACAAGAGGATCTACAGGCAATCGCAACAGACGCTGGACAAACTGGTGAAGAAACTTATCAACAAGGTGGATTACATCAACAGCAGTATAAACATAAACGGATTGAAAGATGATCAGAATCATTGACTCATTGCAGGCCCAGAGCCTTGACAGACAGGATGGAGTCTGGCATAAACTTGCGCTCGTTCCAGGGACCGCCACCATCGAGCGGTCGGAGAAGACGGAGGATGCCGGGAGGCTGGCGACCGTCAAGATCAACGCCACGCTTTCGGAATCCTCGGAGATAATGAGGGATAACCTTATATTAAAGGTAGGATTCTGCCACGGGGACGATGAGACTTACGGCACCGAGGACTTGCCTCTTGCCTTCGAGGTCAGCGAGACCAACACCTTAAAGCTGTCCTGCTCGTACCAATTCCCTGTATTTTAGCGTGTCCTTTCCTTACGGGTGTCTCGCTGGTATCTTTGCGTAAACATTGATTAACAAGATGAAAGCAGACACATTCCAACTGGCAAGGGACATCGTTCAGGGAAAGTGGCTGGTCTCCAATCCGGAGCAGCTGCTTCCTATCGCTCGTGCTTTCCTCAGCAAGACTCCGGTTGAGATGGAGGTGAAGTCGGCGTTGGTCTCCACCGTGGCCGATTCCGGTGCTGGGGCCGGGAAAGCCAAGAGTGTCGCCATTGTTCCGCTTCACGGCACAATGACCAAGTACGACACCTGCGAAAGTTACGGAACCACGTTCATAGCAAATAAACTCCGGGAGATGGCCGATGACGACAATGTCATCGGTATCGTCCTGGACATAGACTCCCCTGGCGGAAGCTGTTCGGCCATTCCTCCGATGCTTGAGGCGATCGGTTACGCCAGATCCAAAGGAAAGCCGGTCTATGTCCACGCTGACTGTTGCGCTTCTGCCGCCTACTGGGTGGCTTCACAGTGCGACGCCATCTATATGGACAACGACCTTTCCGAGGTCGGTTCCATCGGCGCTATGGCGGTCTTCGTTGACAATTCGGCCACCAACCCATCCACCGGCGAAAGGACTTTAGTAGTCTATGCCGATGAGTCCTCAGAGAAGAACAGGGCCTATAGGGAAGCTCTGGCCGGAAACTTCGAGGCCGCCAAGGCGGAGCTCAAACCGCTGGTGGAGCAATTCCAGAATGCGGTCGTGTCCGGAAGGCCGAATATTCAGAAAGAGGAGAAAGGAGTTCTGAGCGGCGCGATGTTCGGCACCGCTGAGGCGTTGCGCCTGAATATGGCCGATGCCAAGAAGACCCTTTCCGAGACCATCGAGGCGGTCTTCGCACTCACAAGCGTTTAACCAATCTTTTTCATAATGGATAAGAAAACTCTCAACAATTCCAAGATGGGCCGACTTGTGGCCCGTCTCTTCGGCAAGAGCGAGCTTGACGTCAAGGACGGCAAGGTTTCCCTTTCCGATCAGGAGCGGCAGAAGGTTCTGGAGAACTACGGCCAGGACTTTCTCGACAAACTGGAAAGCATCAACCTCGATGAGGAGGGTGATGCCGTGACCCTTTTCAACGCCGCCGTGGCCGCCAAGACAGATGAGGCCACCAAGGCACTTAAAGAGCAGGTGAAGAAGCTTCAGAAGGACGTTGTCTCATTGGCTTCCGAGCCGGAGCCTAAGCCGGTTGCCACGGCAGTTCCTGCGTCCAAGGAGGCCAAGGTCTTTGCCATCAATATGGCGGCGGCACACAACAAGATCGTGAAGGAAGCCCTTGATTCCGTCAATCCTTACGCTTTCACGGCGATGGAAGACGCGTCTATCGACATCACGGATCTCAACGCCGAGTTCAAGATGACGATGCCTCCTAAGATGAAGTTGGAGCTCCTTAACAAGAGGATCTACAACGGATTCGACGACGCCAAGCATATGACCCGCATCCAGTCCAACACGGACTACATCGCAAGCGCGGCCATTATGTCCGAGGTCTCACAGCAGTTCACACCGAAATGGACTCCTAAGGGAGCGGCCAAGTTCACTCCGATCAGGATTCCTTATCGCCGTCACAAGCTGAACGTGCTGATCCAGCCGGCCGATGTGCTCAAGAGCTGGCTGCTCTATCTCTACGAGCAGGGCAAGACTATGGCGGATATGCCTATCACCCGCTACATCATCGAGAACCACATCCTGCCTAAGGTGCTGGATGACATCACCATCTCGATGATCGCAAAGGGTAAGTTCATCGATGCCGGCGTTGTAGCTGACGGTGACGCGGGCAAGGCCGCCAAGAACTCTATGGACGGTTTCGAGACCATCCTTGTGGAGGGCAAGTCCGATGAGAACTGCAAGATCAACTACTACAAGGCGGCAGCCGACCCGATGGCGATGTCGGACTCCGAGCTCCTCGCCTACATCGACGGCTTCGTGGACAGCATCTCCGGACTGTTCGCCCACATCGTGACCATCCACTGCTCCGAGCAGTTGCTGACACGCTACAAGAGGGCTGACTTCGCCGTGAACGGCAAGTACACCGGATTCGAGAATGACGGAAGCATCCGTTTCACGAACTTCCATCTCGTGCCTCTCAAGTCAATGTACAACTCCCCTATCATCTTCGCGACTCCAAAGGAGAACTTCGTGGAGCTTGTGGATCTCTCAAAGGCGGAGAACTGCATCGTCAAGATTGAGGAGCAGAACTACGATGTGAAGGTGTTCGGTGAATATTCCCTCTCAACGGGATTCAAGATCGCCGAGGCTGTCTATGCCGCTGTTCCGGACGGCTACACTCCGGTCGAGAGCATCGTTTCCGATGTTCCGGACACCGACAAGTGGGAGAACGGAAAGAAGGCTGCTGACAACACCAAGGATCAGGGTTCAGATACCAACCAGGATCAGGGTCAAGGCGGTGCATAACCAAATAACAAGCGTGAATTATGGCTTACGTTAAATCATCAATTCCAAGACCTGGTGACGGCGCTGGTTGCGCCGCCACCAGAAAATCACAGATCATCCTCGTAGATGTGGAGGATGTCGCCAGCGAACCGACAAGAGAGGTTGGCAACTGCGTTGTAACTGGAGACCTCACATTGAAGACCGGCGCAAAGGCAATCTCCATCTATGCCACGGCTTCCACGATTCAGGTCACCGAGGAACTTTCCGGAGATCCGGACGCCGAGGGAATCAAGACCGGTATCGTGTTCGACCACCCGGGCAACTCAGTGGCCATCAAGAATTTCATCGAGATCTTCAAGAACCGTGGCGTGATCGCCATCGTGCAGGAGTGCGACGGAACAACTGCTGGCCGTCCTCAGATTATGGGACGTGTCTGCAACCCGCTCAGGTTGTCTCTTGAGACCAAGATGGACGGTGAGGCGACCAAGAGGACTCTTACCTGGAAGCAGGCGTTGCCTGACAAGTTCCTGGCCGGTGAATATGCCGGAGAGATGCCGGAGATCGCCGAGGACGCCACAAGCGCGACCGGAGGAGCTTAGCGGATGTCTAAGATCGACACAAAAGCCGTCGAAGGCAAGGTTGCGGGCAACCCTGTAAGCGGTGGAACGAATCTGGTTGTCTGTGCCTACGAGGGCACGGACGGCCAGTTGTCCAAAGTCTGGGAGAAGATGACAGGTGTCAAGCCTGTTGTCATCACGGTTGAACCGGACGCTGACATCCGTGACATTCTTGCCGGAATCATCGCCGACAACAATATCTCCGATGATTTCATCCTCGTGCCGGCCAACTGCGTTCCTTGCGCCAAGATTTCCATCGGAGAACTGGCCACACCGCTTGTGTTCCTTGACGTTCAAGGCAACAAGGTTTTCAGCGAAAGGCTGCCGAAACCGTTCTCCAAGGAGAAACTCGTGGAGATGCTTCCGGCGCAAGACCAGACAGCGGAGGAGTTCCTAAAGGACTACTTCAAGAAGAATCTCCATAGACCAATCGAGGCCGGATTCCGGTTCGGCAACATCGTGACTCCGGTCTATCGCGCGAATCCTTGCGAACATCTTGTCATCGAGGCGTTCGTCCGCAAGAAGTTCGTGTTCGCCACTCCTCAAGGCTATGCGGCCATCACACATCTGATTGACCAGTACCTGCTGAATGAGTAACGAGATTGACAGATGGATATGTTCGGGAGCCGAGGTCACTGAAGGACTTCGGCTCTTGAGCATATACGCGCCCAACAAGTGGCTCGACGCTCTTGTCAGGAAGGCGCCGAAGGAATATTCACACCTCCTGAAGAAAGCTTTGCTTCCGTTCGCCACAGAGGTTCCGTTCTCGCAGACATTGACGAAAGGCGGGCGGTTCCGGGAAGACTGGCCGTTCCTCTCCGAACCTGATTGCCCGACCGAACTGAAGGCCCTTGCCGCGGATATGATCACATCGTGGCACAACTATGTCAACGCCCACGAGGATCTGTTCAAATGCACCACTCCGGAAGAGTGCTTCGAGGCCGCGGAAAAAACGGTAAGAAATTTTTATCAAAATTCAGTTTCCCGCACTGAATTTCAATACTACAAGGAGCATCACCGGATTCTTGGCAAACATCCGATTTTCGCCTTGACAAAGAAACTGGATAATCTGAGACGAATGCCGATCACCGAGCTAATCCGGAAAAGGCGCAATGTCCAGGATTCCATCTGGCGCGCGGAGCGGGAAATCAAGAAAGGCGACCGCCCTGACCTGAAAGTGTCAAGAGAGGAAAGGCTTTCCCGCCTGAAGATGACGCTCGATGAGATAAACCGAATGATTAAAGAATATGAAGGAACTGACAACCGAACTTCTCGATGATCTTTCATCCCTTGCGGCCATCGGCTGGACTGATGCCGAACTGGCCGGATTCCTTGACATCACAGAAAGGCAATTGGATGTCATCTTGGCTGATCCCGTCACGATAGATGATCAGCGGATCAGCAACGCCATCAAACGCGGCCAGCTGGAGAAGAGGGCCAAGATCGAACTTGCCGTTGTGCGTGGAGCTATGGGTGGCGACGCCGACTCCGTCGAGCAGTTCCGCGACATCGTCCGGGACAAAAGTTTCACCATCTCAAAGCTGGATCTGTTCGGCGGCGCCGAGAAAGAAGGTGCGTTCGAGAAGATTCAGGAATATATTGCTTCCGGATCAAAGGGCAACCTTTCCGACAAGGAACAGATCTACATCGACCTGCTGACGCTGATATATTCATTGGACGGCCAGTATGGCAAAAGGAGGACGATCAAGTTCCTGACCAGCGCTCCTTTCGGCATTCCCTACCAACGGGCCGCGGACATATATTCAGAAGCCGTGGAGCTCTTCTTCTGCAACCGCAAGGTCTCCAAGGAGGCGATGCGCAACAAGATGGCGGATCAGTTCGACACACTCTATGTCGCCGCGAGGGACGCCGCCAAGACATCGAAGGACTATGCCGTGGCCGCTGACATCCTTGCCAACAAGGCGCGTGCCCTCCAGCTGGACAAAGATGATCCGGCCAAGCTTCCGGCCGAAATCTACCAGCCGATGTTCCGCCTGCTTTCCGCCACGCCTGAATCCATCGGACTTCCGGCAGCCAACCGTGATGAGCTGGAAAGGCAGATTGACACCGTGGTCGCTCCGGAGTCCGTCAAGAGACGGCTCAGGACCGATGCAGGCATCGTTGATCTCGACATCGTAAAATACCTTGAGGATGCAAAGGAAGAGAGTTAAACCTGAATCCACACAAGCCGCCTCCGTCCAGTACCAGAACCCTTTCGCCCAGATCGTGTCGCTGGCCGGCGCCTGTCAGAACCTCAATGTCGTGGGGCGTGGCGGAGCCAAGACAACCGACATCCAGGCCGAAAGACTGCTGGATGTCATCTATGATATGCCAGGAGCGCCCGTCGTCTGGGTGGCCGACACGTTCACGAACCTGAACGCCAACATCCTCCCATCCGTTCTGGAGGGGCTGGAGCGAAAAGGCCTGCGTGAAGGAGTCCACTATGTCATCGAGAAGGAGCCGCCGACATTCACCGATGCGGAGAAGGCATCCCTTCCGGACTGGCTCAAACCACATTTCTGGAAACCTTTCAACAAACTGGTCTCCTACAAACGCACGATCATATTCTACACCGGCACCAACATCCGGTTCGGCTCCCTTGACCGCCCGGCCACCCTTGCCGGAGCCTCCTACGTCTTTGTCTTCGGAGATGAGGTGAAATATTTCCGGGAAGACAAGATCTCCAACCTGCTGAAGGCAGTCCGTGGCTACAGGCAGGAATATGGTCACAGTGTCTTCTACCGAGGATTCAGTTTCACCACCGATATGCCCGACACCACGCACATCGGGGAATATGACTGGATCCTGAAATATGCCCACAATATGGACATCCCGGCCATCGTGCTTGTGCTGAAAGCCGGCCTGGTCTATAACGAATGCTTGCACGAGGCTGCCGCCGCCAAGGACAAATGGTTGAAGACCCACAGTGGCGAGGATCTTAACATCTACCGCGGCAAGTGCCGTGTGGCCGAGCAGTGGAAGGCGAGATGGACGGAACTGAGGATGAGGAAGGAAGCCAGAACGTTCTTCATGCTCGCATCCTCGTACATCAATGTGGACATCCTCACTGAGCAATGGTTCGGTGATGCCATCGCTGGTAAGCTGCCAGACCTGAACACGGCCATCCTCTCTATGCGCCCGTCCCTGGAATCAGGCGACCGCTTCTACACCTCCTTGAGTGAACGCCACTTCTATTATGATGGCACGGATGAGGAAGCCTACGATGGATTCGGACTGCTTGATCAGGAGGATTGCAGGGTGCTGAAATATCTCGATCTGGACAAACCGCTCATCGCAGGAGTGGATTTCGGGAATATGTGCTCGATGTCCATTGCCCAGAATGACACCGAGAAGGGACGCTCGTGCCTGCGTGTTGTGAAGTTCCTCTACACTCTTGCGCCTGAATATGTCCCTGACCTTGGAGAGAAGTTCCGCGCCTTCTTCGCACCTGTGAGGCGCAAGACCCTGATGCTGTACTATGACCGTGCAGGCAACTCCTACAAGTCCGTGGGTGAGGATCAGGTCAGCAAGTTAAAGAAGGCTATTGAATATGATGAATCCGGCCTCCGTACAGGGTGGACGGTGCAGCTTATGTCCATCAACCAGGGCAACATCGGGCAGCCGGAGGAATATTCATTTATGCAGGAGATAATGAGTGAGCGTAATCCACGGTTGCCGGTGATTCGCATCGACGCGTATGCGGCCAAGCATCTGAAGCTGTCATTGGAAAAGGCAAGGACTGTGGTCAGGAACGGGGTTGTGTTCAAGGATAAGAAAAGCGAGAAGTTACCGGTGGAGCAGCTGCCTACGGAGTCCACCAACCCATCAGACTCATTCAAGTATCTTGTGATGACCAAGCAACTCAGAGGCGTGGCCAGCGGCAAGACGATGCTGCCGTCCTCGGCGACGGATCCTCGTGCGGTCGGGAAAAACAAGGACTGAGCGGGGCGTGCGCCATATATCACCCTCGGGAAGGAATCGCAATTGCGATTCTTCCGTTGCGCGGCCCGGGCTCTTTTGCGTCCGAAAAAGTGCGTTTTTGCCGCGGCGGGGTGCAAGGCTTTGAACCACTTGATTTTGACGGGAATATATTCACAAAACAAGGCCGTTTGGCTGAAATAGCCGAGCCTTGGGCTGTAGTTTCCGGGTTGGGCGTGGTGTCCTTTTTATCGTCTTGGGAGGTGGCTAACTTTGTGATATGAACGTATATGAAGCATTGACGGAGATGAGGCGACTGTCAGAGGAAGACAGGAGCTTCAGCTTCTCGTTTATGAGCTATAACCCCACGAAAGGCACAAGCGACGGGATCGTCTATGTCCGGCGCGGGGTGTTGAGACATAGGGAAACCAAGGAGCACAACAAGAACGCTGACATCATCGAGGGCTACACGGATCTGGAGACCGGAGAGCCGAGGCGTTTCTACCAACCGCTTCTGATGACATTCAAGGGACAAAAACTGATACTCGTATGAGCAGAATCGAAAAAATATCCGACCACACATCCGTTCTGCGGCTGAACGATGGCCGGGCTTTCGCGCTTTCCAACAGGAGGGACAGCAGTCTGGACTCCGTGTTTTGGATGGCGCAACAGAGGAACTGGGAACAGTTGCCCCAGACGATTTGCGGACAGAAGATCGTGCCGTTCGGCCACGACAACAATCTGCCGGTGCACCTAAGGGACATCCTGGACGAAAACAATCTTGGTCCGGGAATCCTTGAAAGGCAGATGGGGCTTCTCTACGGCCAGGGCGTGTTCCTGAACCGGTTGGCTTACCAGGAAGGAAACATCGTGCATAACTGGGAGGAGGACAGGGAGATCCAGGCGTGGCTGGACAGCTGGGACTATATTAGCTACATCAAGGGGTGTATGACCGATTACCTGCATCTGAAAGGGTTCTTCGATGCCAAGTATCTGGAGAAAGGCCGGAGAATAGGCAGGGAGCCAAAGATAGCCTATCTTGAGCATATTCCTTCAAAGAACGCAAGGCTGGAGTGGACGGACAGTAGGGAGATCAAGGACGTGAAACACATTGTTGTCGGGGATTTCGAGCATTCCTGCGTGGGGACGGGCGTAAGGGTCTATCCGGTCTATGACAGGAAGAATCCAGGACGGTTCGGAGCGTCGGCATCGTACAACCACACATATTCATTCGCAAGGGATTTCTATGCTGTGCCTCAGTATTGGGGAGCGTTGCGCTGGATTGTCAAGGGTTCGGAGATTCCGACCATATTCAAGTACGTGACGGACAACGGAATCAACCTTGCTTATCTGGTGAAGGCTCCCAAGGAGTACTGGGAGGAAAGGCGTGACCGTCTTAGGATGGTTCATCCGACTTGGGATGACACCAAGGTGGAGAACGAGATCAGCCGGTTGACGGAGGATCTGCTGTTGCAGATGCAGGATGTGCTCAGCGGCAAGGAGAACGCTGGAAAGTTCTTCTATTCGCTCGATATGCCGTCTGAAAG